AGTGATACAGCCGCTATTCAAGCATTGGATTTAACAGGTGGCGGCGCAGGCTTAGAAGCAGGATCTGTATACATAAAATACGATGTAAGCGACAACGACACAGGTTCATTTAAACCATATATTAAAAATGTTGCTGGCTTATTAAAAATTACAGGTAATGCAGCAGGTGGTTCAGCAACTTACAGTGTGAACGACAGCTTCACATTAGAAGTAAGCGTACCAGGCAATTTATCAACAGCAACATCAACAGTTACACTAACAGGAACCACAGCTCAAGATTTAGTTGGTGATATCTTAGCAGCAGGCTTACCAAACATTAGCGCAGCTATTGAGACCAGTGGTGCAATTAGTATTAGTCACCTAGCTGGCGGTACTATTAAAATTACCAAAGGCACCGGTAATCCACTAAGTATGGCTGGTTTGTTTGTTGACAGTAAGGTCCAAGTGCTATCAGCAAATACAGTGTGGTTAGCAAGTCCGTTCACACCATTAACATATTTTGCCAGCACTGATGCTCCGTATAGCAACCCAGCCAATGGTACACTATGGTATTACAACGAAGCATTTGAAGCCGATGTAATGATTAATGATGGTACAGGCTGGAAAGGCTATCAAAATGGTGGCACTGACGCACGTGGATACACATTAAACGCTACAGATGATGCTGGCGTAATTTTCAGTGCAAGCCGTCCAACTAAACAAAGTGATAATATTGGTCAGTTAGTTGCAGGTGACTTGTGGGTTGACACAGGTGATTTAGAAAATTATCCAGTATTATATCGTTACAATGGTGCAGATTGGGATCTTATTGATAAAACAGACCAGGTTACATCCGACGGTATTGTTTTCGCTGATGCTCGCTGGTCAACTAACGGTAATGTAAATCCTATTACAGACAGCATTACACCAACAACTGACCTGTTAACCAGCAATTACCTAGACATTGATGCACCAAGTTATCAAGCGTATCCCCGAGGCACATTGTTATGGAACACACGTCGTAGTGGTTTCAACGTTAAACGATTTGACACTGAGGCTCTTGCCGCTGATACAACATCAACTATAAATGCAACCTGGATAACAGCCAGTGGAATAGATCCTACAACAGGTGTTCCATACTTTGGACACAAAGCACAAAGATCTGTTATTGTAAATGCAATGAAACAGGCTATTGCATCTAGTACAGCACTACGCGAAGAGCAAACACAGTTTAACTTGATCTGTGCACCAGGATACCCAGAGTTGATCCAAGACATGATCACATTAAACAATGACCGTAAACAAACAGCATTTATCATTGGTGACAGCCCATTAACTCTAAATTCAAGTAGTACAACAGTCGAAGCATGGGCTAAAAACTCAGGTCTAGTAGTAGACAACGGCGAAGACGGTTTAGTAAGCACAAGCGAATACTTAGCTGTTTACTACCCAAGCGGTTTTGCAACAAACCTAGATGGCAACAGTGTAGTTGTTCCACCAAGCCATATGATGTTACGTACATTTATCCGTAGCGATAATGTTAGCTACCCATGGTTCGCACCAGCTGGTGTACGTCGTGGTGTACTTGACAACGTAAGCTCTATTGGTTACGTAGATGTTAATGATGGTAACTTGTTTAAGAGCATTGGCGTAACAGTAGGTCTGCGTGACATTATGTACGCTAACAGACTAAACCCAATTACAAACCTACCAGGGGTTGGTTTAGTAGCATACGGTCAAAAAACACGTGCTGCAATGACATCAGCAATGGATCGTGTAAATGTAGCACGTTTAGTAGTTTACTTACGCACAGTGCTAGATCAAGTAGCTCGTCCGTTTGTATTTGAACCAAACGACACTATTACACGTAACCAGGTTAAAGCAGGCTTTGAAGCAGTGTTAAACGATCTAGTTGCTAAACGTGGTTTATATGACTACCTAGTAGTTTGCGATACTTCAAACAATACACCAGATCGTATTGATCGTAACGAGTTATATGTTGATATTGCAATCAAACCAGTTAAAGCAATTGAGTTTATCTACATTCCAGTTCGCTTAGTGGCTACTGGTGCACCGTTGGCTATAGTATAAAAACAGGAGGGGGTTTAACCCCCCTCAAATTTTTCGGCGACGAAATAGATAAATATTATAAAGAATAAAAGGAAAGCAAGATGGCAACATCATCACTAAACAAATTTACAGTACCGTTAGCTAATAACCAAAGTGCTACAGCACAAGGTTTGCTAATGCCAAAACTAAAGTTCCGCTTCCGCGTAACTTTTGAAAACTTTGGTGTAAGTCAGCCAACAACTGAATTAACTAAACAAGTAATGGATTTTAAACGTCCTTCACTTTCGTTTGACGCAAAAGAAATTCCTATCTACAACAGTCGTGTTTACTATGCAGGTAAACCAACTTGGGAAACTGTTACTTGTACGTTGCGTGATGATGCAGGCGGCCAAGTTACTAAACTTGTAGGCGAACAACTACAGAAACAATTTGACTTTATGGAACAAGCAAGTGCTTCTAGTGGTATTGACTACAAATTTATTACACGCTTTGAAGTATTAGATGGGGCAAATGGTACAGCCGAAGTTAACATTTTAGAAACATGGGAAATGTATGGTTGTTTCTTAAGCCAAACAGACTATCAAAATGCGGAATATAGTTCAGACGATCCGATGACTGTATCACTAACAATCCGTTACGATAATGCTATCCAAACAGCAGGTACAGTTGGAGTTGGCACACTACTTAAACGTGATTATATTAAATCAGCAAGTGGCGTTGGTTCTATCACTGGTTAATCCAGACGAAAATTTACTAACAGAAGCCCGGTTAAAATCCGGGCTTTTTTTTGACGATAAATAATATAAACGAGTTGCTAACATGGCGAATTTATTTAACCAATTTTTAAGACAGATATCCTCTACAGATGAAATTAGAGATTATCAACACGCGGCCAAAACTTTTGTTGACGGTCTATATAGATTAAGTCCTAAACTTAATAGCCTATTTCACGTGTTTATTGAGTTGAATCCATTGGTGGTTAAACAAGATCCCCAAAATCCTAATAGTCAGTATGAACTAGGATTACTTGCTAAGTCTGTTCAGTTACCTAAATTTACAGTACAAAACAAAGTACTTAACGCATATAACAGAAAGAATATAGTTCAAGAACGTATATCGTACGACCCGATACAAATGACCTTTCACGACGATGCAGCAGATGTTGTACGTAATTTTTGGGAAGGCTATTACAGTTATTACTACAGAGACAGTGATCATTCTCTTGAACTATATCAACAAGAACACAAGTACGCAGAACGACAAGCACAAAACTGGGGATTCACTCCGCGATATATTGGCCCTGGTGCACCTAACTATATTAACGCTATAAGAATTTACAGTCTACATCAAAAATCCTTTAGTAGTTACATCTTAATTAAGCCAACTGTAACTTCATTTCAACACGGCACACATGTGCAAGGCGAATACGAACCATTAGAAAATTCCATGCAAATTGCCTACGAAGCAGTGCAGTACGAATATGGCGCAGTTCGGCAAGGATCTGTTCTTGGCTTTAATATTATGCATTATGATAATACTCCAAGTCCGTTAACATCAATTGGTGGTGGCACTACCAGTATTTTAGGACCAGGTGGGTTAGTGCAAGGCACCGGTGACGTGATTTACAATTTACAAAATGGTAACTTTGGTGCAGCAACGGTGGGTTCTTTGAATATGTTTAGCAATTTTAAAAATACTAATTTAAGAACTGTAGCGTCCGGTGAATTAATTCAAACTGCAACAAATATTTTACGTGGACAAAATAATCAAAGCTCAGTGTTTGTTCCAACGTCAGCTAGTGTCAAAGAAGGTATCAGCAAATCTGTTTTTGGTAGACCAACAGCGGCAGCTCCTAACAATCTACCAAATATTAACGCACAATTATCGAGACTGCCAAATTTAAATGCTCCGCTAGCAACAGGGTTTGGTGGAGGGACATTTTAATTTATGTTTTATACTAATTTACCGCCAATTCAAACTACTAACAATACCACAGAGTTTTTTGATAACTTTTTTAAAGAGCCCACAGCAGGCGTTAGTGCAAATACCAACGATGCAGTAATTGGGTACTTTCAGTCTATTTCGGGTGATAAAGAAGCTGGAATAGCACTAGCATCAGCAGTGTTATATACAGCAGCTCAACAAGGGCTGTCGCCAATGGAAATTATTGATCAATTTAAAAGCATTGGAAACCCTGGTGATCTAAATGCGTTTTTGACCATGTTCCTTAATCTGAATAGACAAGGAACTAGTTTATTGGGCCTAAGTAATCAGCCACAACTTAACAAATACGTCTCACGAGCAATACTTCCTTAGTCTATGGCAAAGTACGCTAACGGTAAATTTTCAATTAAAAATGCAGAAAAGTATATAGGTAAAAAGGTACCTACCTATCGTAGTAGCTGGGAGTTTGCATTTATGAATTTTTGCGATAACAATCCGGCAGTGGTTCAATGGGCCAGCGAAAGCATACAGATACCTTATTTTAATCCTGTATTAGGACGACAGACTATCTATGTGCCAGACTTCATTATAGTCTATGTTGATGCTAACAAAAAACGACACGTAGAAGTAGTTGAAATCAAACCTTTAACACAGGTTACTATGGAAACTGCCAAGAGTCTCAAAGACAAATACAGTGTTGCTGTTAATATGGCCAAATGGGCTGCAGCCGATGCGTGGTGCAAGGCCAATAACATGCGGTTCCGCGTGGTAACAGAACACGATATCTTCAAAAATCTCAAACGATAAAAATCTCGTTAAATACATAACTATGACAAAGAAACTAGAAGAACTTTTTAATCTCCCACCTCGTGAGGGCACGGATTCCACGTTTGAAG